TGACGCCGTCGCGGAACCCGCCCAGAAACGTCTGGGCCGTCTTCAGGTTCTCGGGCAACTCGCGGAACGTCGGGAGCAGCAACGCGCCGCTCTTGCCAAAGATGGCGACGGCAGCCGCTGCACGCTGGGCAGGGTTCTCAATGCCGTTGATGGCCGTGGCAATCGCCTGGAACTGCTGCGTGCTCGTCTGCGTGGCCAAGTCATCCACGGACAGCCCAAGGGCAGACAGGGCCTTCGTGGCCTCCTTGCTGCCACCAGCGGCATTGCTGATCGTCACCTGCGCCCGCGTAAACGCCTTGGCCAGTTCCTCGCTCGATGCACCGGACAAGTCGGCCGCAACCTGCAGTGTCCGCAGTTCTTGGTAAGACACGCCCAGGCTCGCGGCCAGTTGCCGCGTGTTGTCGATGGCGTTGAGTGCCCCGCTTGTGAACGCCTGGAACGTGTTGGCAATCGAAGAGATGCCGCTGATGAACGCCTTGGAAATCTCCAGCGTCTTCAGCGTGGAGACATCACGGGCCGTCTGCTTGGCGGCGTAGCCAAGCTTCTGCAATTCCACGACGCCGGCGTTGATGCCCTGGGCCATGCCCACGGCAGATGCCGACAACTGAAATCCGATGCCCAGGGTTGCCATGTTTCACTTTTGGCCGAGGTCGGCCGCCATCTGCTTGAGCGTCTCAGCGATCTGCGTCGGGTGCTGCGGGGCGTGGCCTTCGATGGGGATGAAGTCTTGAGCGTCGGGGACTTTGTTTTTGCAGTAGGGAGCCAGGACCGAACTTGCCAGCATTCCCGTCTGAAGCCACGGGTTATCCAGCGGGCGACACCATCGGCTGTAGCCGATCCAGTACGAGAACTCCCGAGAGTCCATCGCGTCGATTTCAGCCACGGTCTTCTTGAGGTGCGAGGCCAGGTCGAACTTGAATCGCAAGCTCGGCCTGGCGTTCATTCCCCCGCCAGTTTCTCAATCTCCTCCTCGGTCAATGCGTTGTGCTTCAGGGCCGCCTTCCACAATCCATGGATCTGATCGACGCTCTTGCGGCGCAGGGCCGCCACGCCTTCGTCGCCGGGAAACAGCAGCACGCCCTTGTCATCGCACAGGCAGCGGGCAAGCAGCTCGGAGCGGAAGTCGGGAATCACCGGCACGGCCTTGGACTGCGCCTCAAGAAGCTTCACTTCGTAGCTGTCGCGGTCGCCAACGGTCATCAGGCGGATGCACACCTCACCGCCCCATGCCGGCACCTTGATGATCTTGGCGTCACTCGTCTGCTCGATCTGATCTCGCGTCAACACTGCCATGGTTCACCCGTCGAGTAATCGGAACGTCACGGTGTAACGGGTCACGCCGTTCAGCTCGGGCGCGACGTTCACACCCTCATAGACTGCCTTGCACGTCAAGGAGGCGCCGCCACCGCTGATCGTCAGGTCATTCCGCAGGCCGTAGTTGGCCGTCGAGATACCGACCGATCCGAGGCACGTCAGAGTGACAGTGCCCACTTCGTCGGTCCACGTGGTATCACGACCCCTTGGCAGACTGCCGCCGTACGTCCAAGAAAGGTCAGTGACCTCGGTGAACGTATTGCTGCCGAAGGTAGCCGTGATCCCAGTGCTGTACGTGGCCACGGAACCCTCCGTGGCTCAAGCCAGCTGGAACTCGGCCGAACCACGGATGGCGTCGTTCACCGTCAGCGTGACAGAAGACGAGTTGCAGGTCGCCGTCGCCGAGACGCTGATGCCGCCGGTGATCGCCAGCGTGCCGGTCGTGTTCTGGGCGATGACGCTGGTGCCGATGTACTCGATGCTGACGCTCTTGCCCGTGTCGCCGCCCTGCGTGCCGACGAGCGGCCGGCTCAGCGTCCTCACGCTCTCGCCGGTGGTCTGGCCAAGGTGCGAGATGTCAATGTTGTCGGCCCCGCCGCCCGTGGCACCAATCGTGTAGGTAATGCTCGTGACGGTGTAATTCACACCGGCGAAAGAAAACGTCGTGCCGGAACCAGCATGCGGGGTCGTGGCCATTCGTCAGCTCTCCTGCCAGCGGATGTCGTAGGTCTGCGTGATCTGATACGCCGGCGGCATCTCTGCTCCGCCGAGTGAAACGAAGTCGTCGGATTCGTTCTCCAACGACACCTGCTCCACCACCGTATTTTCCGACTGGCCCCCGTAGCCATCCAGAACGACACGCATGGCGTCCGCCACCTCGCGGGTCTGGTCATACGTGACGCCGTACACCTGATACTCCAGGGTGACGCGCGGCATGCCCATCGGGTTTCGCAGCGTCTGCTCTCGCTGGATGCCAGTACGCCGCCATGTGACAAACGGCAGCGTGGCTGACGCCGGGGCGAGCACCGGGTAGATCCGCGTGCCGACGAGCGTGGTGACGGCCGTGCTGCCAACCAGGGCGGTACGCAGGACGGCTTCTGGCGATTTCATAGGCCGAAGTCTCCGTATTTCTTCTGGGTTGCACGGATCGCTGCCGTCAGGGCCTTACGCATCTCCACGTCCAAGATGCTCTGCATCTGGCTCTGCGTGGACTGGAAGGCCCGCGTCAGCGGCCTGCGGGCCGGGCTACCACGGACGGTGCCGGTGGCGATGAAGTCCACGGGATAGCGGCGAACGCTGGGCCGGAAGAACGGGCCACGGGTCTTAAACGATGACAGGATGCCACGGCCGGACGGCTTCTCCTTTGCCCGCTCTGTGAGCGTGCGAATCCTGCCGCCGAGAATCACGCGGCGACGGCTGACTCGCTTGGACTTGCCGGGAGACCTGGGCTGCGTGCCGTACTCAACTAGGTGCGAGTGGTAGGCCCGATTTGGACCCTTGAGGACTGTGCCGCCGATGAATGCTGGCGTGGCACCCTTCTGGCTCTTGCTGTTCACCGGGCGACGAAAGCCCACCACGACCACACCCACCGGCAGCTTCGCCTTATTGTTCGTGTACTTCCGCGTCACCTGGCTGACGCTAGCCAGCAGGTTGCCGGTGACTTCACCGAGGGCGGCGACGTTCTTCCGCAACGCTTCCTGGCCTGGCTTCGCCGCTTTCTTGAGTGCACGCAGCTGGTACTTCGTGCTGATGTCTCGCGGCAGCTTCTTGAGCTCGGCCGCCACGTCTGCCAGCGGCTCAACGGCAAACAAGGCTTTCGCCTTCTTGCCTTTTCCGAGTGCCAACTTGATCAGCGGCCTATCGCTGCCGCCAGCGAAGACGCTCGCCATTACGGGATCGTCTCCTGGCAGATGATCTCGTGCTCGCTGCGGTTGCCCCGCTCGAGCAGACTGACAATCTCTAGCGTCCGGTTCCGCCAGGCGAACCGCATGTTCTGCGTCAGCCCCGGCAGGTAACGCATCCGCACGCGATGCGTGACGCCGATCTCTTGCTGTCCCAGCCCCAGCGACTCGCGTGCACTCACGCCTTCCACGCTTGCCCACACGGCCGACGAATTGCTCCACGACAGCACCTGCTCGCCGAGGGCGTTCGTCGTGCCGCTGGCAATCTGCACCGTGACACGCTCGCGGAGCCGGCCGGCGTCGATCATCGGTAAGAGCCCCAGCGTTGCGAGTCGAGCAGGGACTTCACGCCGAACTCGACTTCCTTGGAGATACTGCCCGTGAGCACGCCGCTGCGGGCACCGTCGTACCAGTGACCCACCAGCATCAGGATCGCGTGCCGGATAGCCGCCGGCACACTCGTGCCGCTCGCCCCGTACCCGCCCCACCACGTCACGCTGATAGCGTTGTCATCCCGCAGATGCGGCGGCCACGTCTGGCCGTAGAGCGTCTTCACGGTGCCAGGCGTGCCGGCACGGTCCACGCGGTAGCTCGCCGTCGAGTAGGTGGACGTGGTGCCGTTCTCAAACGTGAAAGTCAGAGCCACCGCCGTGGTCGTGCCAGCGGTAGCCATTGGCGGGCGCGGCAGTTCGATGTCGTGCGTCCCGTCCGGCGGGAACGTGTCGAACCGCACCACCCACTGCGTATGCACCAGCGTGCGGTCGAGATACTCTTCGCACCACTCACGGGCCGC